CCATTAACAAGACGGAAACCGCCAATAAGATCATCTTCATCTGTTTCAATAGTAATGTTTACACGAATAATTTCTCTGTTTAGTTGAGCACAAGCTTGCTCGATACCAAATGTTTTTCCGTTACCAGATAATCCAGTCACGAAAACAGGATAGAATAATTTAGATCCAATGATTTTTTTAACATCATTGAAACTACCAAACTTGACAAAAGTATCATCTTTGCTTGGAACTAAATTTTTCTCAACAGCAGGTAATGCAGAAGGAGACTTGAAAGACTTTTCAATGTTCTCTACAGACTTTTGAGTAACTGTGAGATTCCATCTCCCTTTACTTACTTTAAATTGTGTTAACTTTCGAGTAACAGTTTGATATGAGATATCATTAGAAGCACAGAAACCTCTAATATCTGCAGTTGTAAACTCGTTACCATATGTGGATTTTAATCCATCTATGATTTGGTCTTGAGTCATTTTGATTTCAAAAGGTGCAAATGTTTTTTTTGTCATGATGTAATTTGTTTTGTTACACCTATTCTAATACATATGCGTATAATATCTATAACGAATGTGCCAGTTTAATAACTGGATTCCATCTGTTCTACCATATCTGCTTCACAACAGGAATATGTCAAATCTTCTGTCCAGTAAGATTTATATATTTTATTCCATACAACATCAAACTCCTCTTGATTCAAATTCTTAAACAAACATTTATCGTTTAGGTAGATGTGGTAAGATTTGTTCATTCTTGATTCTTTAATGCGTCTTCTAGTTCTTTTACTAATTTTTTCTTACTATGTCTGCGATCCAATTCAATTCCTATAGTTCTACCATACTCTTCCAATTCAAGTTTAGATAAATCCTTGAAATCAACCTGACCGCTATCAGAGTCACCTTCAATAACATCAGGTTTTGGTTTAACTGGAGCAGGTGGTTTAGGTGGAGTTGGATCGCCACCTAATAGGTCTCCAAAATGACTCATAACTTTTAATTTAATTCTTCAAAGTATTTATCAAGCAACCAATTCTATAAATTCACTCAATATTTTTTTGTTCATTTTCTTACTTTTTAAACTCTTCACAAACGCTTGTTTGATCTGACCTTTAGTTGCATCATCCTCAACTTCAAACTCTGAATCACTATTCAAAGCACTTGCTGATAATCCAAAGTAAGTGTGATATCCAGAAGTTTTAATTGATACAGTCTTTGTGTTTCTCCAGTTCACTCTTGCTTTAATTAGATCAGCACCATCATGATACATACTTAAGAAACTGTTAGTATCACTCGAAGTTAGTATACGAATTCCAATGAAGTTAATATCTTGAAACTTATCACGAAGATTTTTTAAGAATGCATCTGTATAATCAGGACTACAATAGTATGAACCTCCTCCAAGATCATATGTTCTTCCAGTTTTACGACATCTTAAGAAACAATTTCTTCTTGCACTATTATTTCTTCCCAGATATGTTTTAGTAGGATCAACTAAACTGGTATGCTCTGAATGATATGAAAGAGGATGTCCTTCACCATCAGTTAGAATTACACACTGAACTTTTTGTAATTTGTTTTCCTTCTTGAAAGATGGAAGAATATCATGCAATGCAATCAAAGTTTCGTGTAAAGGTGTTCCAGATAGATTTAAACCTATGGGAACATTGTATCTATCTTCATCATACCATCTACCATATGCAAATGTATTTGCAATTCTGAACATAGTTTTCATTTGCTTCTCTAATACCTTACCTTTGACTTTACTGGTAAACATATTCAATAGTGAAAACTTTTTATCAACCTCAAAATCATTTGCTTTGATTTCTGTTAGTTCTGCATATCCATCTTCATTAACTAAAGTCTTTGGATAGCAGATAGTGAACGCATAAACCTCGAATGGAATCTGAACTTTCTTGCAAAACCACATTAGATTATATAACTGCTTCAAAGTATCCATCATAATACGAGACATTGAACCAGACCAATCAAGAATGAATACAAGACCGTGATTCTTACCATCAGGTAATACTGTAACCTTCTTGAATAGATCTTCATTGAACTTATATGTATGAAGAACTCCTGTGTTTAGGATACCAGTTCTTGCAGTTGATGCACGAGAATAAGCATCAGCAGATTTCTTACACTCAAACTCTTTAACAAGATAGTTAACTTCTTTCTGTGCAGACTTTTTGAACTCAAAGAACTGTTTATCTGGAGATGCGAATACAGACTCGTTGTATGATTCTTTCCACTCTTTATCGATTCTTGAATGAAGATCTGAATTGTTAACAATTACCTTATCTAAATCTAACTTTGGAATCTCAATGTAGTTGGTCTCTTTGTAGTAATCATCAGTATCAATAAGATCCTTGAGTGACTCTTGAAGTGCTCTATCTGTCTTGACATCAAGACTTGATTGTCCTTCAAGAGAACTTGCAGATCCACCAGTTTGAGGTTGTGAATTCTCTTGTGGCATATCTCCTTGACTCTGTGTTTCTTGTGTCTTGACTTCTCCACCCTCTGCTTTACCATCATCTTCATTTGATGCTTCGGTTGAATCTCCTTTCTCATTCTTTCCAGATGCATCATCTGAATTAAATGGCATTCCTTGCGACTCTGCATTATCTACTTTCTCTTGCTCTCTCTTTTCATCTTGAGACTTACAGAAATCGTGTAAATCTTTTGATACTTCTAATACATCATCAAATGTCTCACACTGATCGATTCTTGCAACAAAATGCTTTTCTTCGATAGAAAAATTAATATCAACAAAGTTACCTAACTTGAAATGTAAATTAATACGATCTGGTAAACTCATCTCATTTATATCTTGATCTTCTAACTGAAAGAAATCATCTTCGTGTAACTCGTTGTATCCACGATAGAAACACTTTGCTAATCCACCATACTTACGCTTCATCAACTTCTCAATACGAGCATCTTCAACCACATTCACGATGCCTGGTGAGATTTGAT